GGCCAGCGTCTGATAGGTGCTGAAGGTGCCCTGGATGATGAAGGCGCCAAACTTCATCAGGTAACTGGTGGAGGTGTCGGGATTCCAGATGCCGGCGTAGGCAAACATGTTGCCGACACCGCTGAAGCTGGTGATCTGACCGCGCACCGGCCCGTCGTAATCCGGCAGTTTTTCGGGCCCAATTTCCTCGAGCCCCAGGTCCGGGCCGACGCGGCTCAGGTTGGTCCCATAGCCGACGTATACGTCGTTGATGAACTGACCGCGGGCCTTGCCGTTCCTAGCATTCGGCGCGAACTGCAGGAACGGGAAGAGCGGATGGTCGTCGCCGGCGGCGTCCAGCGTGTAGAGCCCGTCGGTCTTGGCGATGATCAGCACGCCGCCGGCCGTGGCAATCAGCGCGGTGATCGGTGAGCTGCGGTCACCGACCCTGAACTGCAGGCTCGTGTAGTTGCCCTCCACGGTGGGATCGGCATTCGTGTCGCACTTGCGCAGCATGTTGGTGTCGTCCGCCCACCACCACTCGCGCCCGATTCTGAGAAAGCCGAGAGAGCCGAAGCTGGCCATCGCCGTCCAGGCCGTGCCATTGCTCGAGTACTGCGCGGGTACACCGTTGCCGAAGCCGACCCAGGCGCGCGGGACGCCATCAAAGTTCGAGGCGAACACGCTCGCGGCGACGATCGTATTGGAGAAGCTATGCACCACGCTCCAGGTGTTGGTGCTCGGGGCGTAACTGGCGACCTGCGTTCCGCCCGCGGCGTAGAGCGTGCCGCCGAGCTCGAAGAAGTCGACGACCTCGCCATTGACGCCGCCGGTCGAGTCCAGGATCTCGGGGCCCTTGCACCACGGCCAGACCGAGAGATCGACGCCCATCGCCTCGGCATAGCGGTAGTCATGCCATTTTCTCTGGGTGCGCATGCCGTAGCCGATGGTCAACGATTCGAACGGCTCTTCGCGGTCGGCGACCGGCGACAGGTTCGCGTAGTCGAAGTCGGGCGGATCGACGGACGAGATGTCTTCCGCCTTGCTGGAGACGAGCGCCGGCTGGTTCGGTCCGGGGCTGCCGATGAGAAAACCGGTGCCACCGATCTTCACGTGGAAGGGCCACGGCTCTCTTTTCGCGTAGAGACTCACGGCATCAGCCCCAGTACTGCCCAGCGAGCTGGCGCGGCGGGCCGAAGTGGCGCCGACGCCTGAGTGTCCTGCCTGGCAACGGTGCCGTGAAATGCTCGCGCGTGCGATCGGTGAACCACGCCGCAGCGGCCTGCTGGTCGCGGATCAGCCGCTGGTTGGCCATCGGCTCGAGGATGTGCGCGAAACGGCGCCAGCCGATAACGAGCGCTGCCGATGCTGCCCAGTCACGTTCGATGGGCGACTCGTCCGTCTCCAGGAACAGGCCCGACTGCTCGCCGAAGATGCCCCCGCTCGCCCGACAGTGGTCGTACGCCCGCTTGAGCACGCGCAGGTACAGCACGCTGCCGTCGACAAACGTGGTGGTGCCCGTGTTCAAATAGAAGGTGCCGCCGTCGCGCTCGACCATGCCGCGCACCACGTTTTCGAAGGGGTCGATCAGGTCGCGGTCGTCATAGTCCATCAGCCAGCCGACCTGCAGCACGTCGCTGGGATCTTGCAGCCAGGGACACACCACCGACAGATCGTGACGGCTCTTCATCGGCGTCGGTAGGCAAACCACCTCGACGATCAGCCAGCACTGCTTCAGTCCGTCATTGATCAATCGGTGCGTGGTCGGGACATCGAACGGGCCGAGGATTTCGAAGCGCTCGCCGAAGCCGCTCAGTCCGGTGTTCTCGAGGTCGCTGTAGATTTCCGTCTCCATCTCGGCGTACGTAAACGCCTCGAGGTTCTGGTACAGCGTGCCAACACCTGGGTCGGCCAGCATCGGCAGCGCCCAGGCCAGATCGGGCGTGATCAGGCCCTGCGCCGGGTCATACGCCTGCACATAGCGATGGCGATCCGTTTGCTGCACAGCCTGCGGGCGATACAGGGGACGGTCGATGAGCTGATCGGTCTGCGGGATACCGGACTGGATCGGGTAGGCCTCGCAGTAGAGATGCGTCAGGTCACTGGTCAGACCGCCGCCCGGCCCGCTGGTGGCGCGCACGTCATAGCTCTCGGGGCCGATGTACGGCCCGCACTCGACACTGAAGGTGGAGCGGTATTGAGCCAGATTAGGCATACGAGACGACCGCCTCCAGGGTGGTGATGTCCAGGCGCCGCAGCGCGCCAGTCGAGTCGATGACGTACAGCCCGTGATCCGTCTTGGCGAACAGGCGCAGCGTGCCCGCCGCGGGCGTCGCCGGATTGGACGCCTGCTCGGTCAGGTCGAAGAACGTGGTCGCCGCCAGATTGACCCAGGTCGTCGCGTAGTCCGTCGCACTGGTCTTCTGCAGGATTTGGCCGGTGGTGCCGCCGGTTGGCACGCCCGGTCCCGTCGGTCCGGTTGCACCCGGATTGCCTTGCGGACCCTGACTGCCGGTTGCGCCCGTGTTGCCCTGTGGACCCTGTGCACCTGTTGCACCCGTCGGGCCTTGAGCCCCGGTCGCACCGGGGTCGCCTTTCTGGGCAATGAGCTGCCACGGTGCCGCCGGCGGCGTGACGCCCGCGCTGATGGCACTCGGCGCGTAGTAGCTCGAGCCCTGGTAGGACACCGCCGAGTTGGAGGCATAGGCCACGCTGGCACTCCAGGCGCCCTGCCAGTTCGGCGCGCCGCCCGGTGGGCCTTGCACACCCTGGATGCCCTGCACGCCCTGGACACCCTGCAGACCTTGCGGTCCGGGTGGCCCGACTGGGCCGACGTCGCCCTGTGGTCCCTGCGGCCCTGGAGGTCCTGGCGGACCGGTCCACGGTGGTGGGTAGTCCGGCTGTAGTGGCGGGGCTGGTGGCGGAACGACCGTTCCTGGCGGCACGAGTGGTGGCGCCGGCGGTCCGCCCACTGGCTGCAGTGGCGGTGCCTGCACCGGACCAATCGGTGTCAAAATAGGGGTCTCAGTCATGGCCGACCCAACCCGCGTCCAGGGTTTTCTGAGTGGTTTCGTCGCGACCAATGTCTCGGCCGGTCAGGTGCTGGCGATGATGATCGCGGTCACCGAGGGCCAGGTCCGCTCCGTCGCCGCGGGCGTCTCGGCTGCTGGCGGAACGGGCACGACGATCATCGACGTCCAGATCAACAACGTGTCGATCTGGACTGACCCAACCAACCGCCCGACGATGACCGGCGGCGCGGCTGGCAAGTTCACCGGTGGCCGTTTGCCGAATCGGCGCGCGGTTCGCCTGGGCGACATCGTCAAGATCGTCGTCGCTTCGGCCGGCAATCATTCGGGCGTCGTAGCTACCGTGGCACTTGAAGAGCCGCAACGTCAGCCACCCTTCGCCCCTTCTTTTTGATGACGATGCTGGGTCGCGCGATAGCCCCGCCCGAAATGGCCCGGTCACGCGCGAGAACCGCGTCCTCGATCGCGCGGTAGGCTCTGAGGTATTCCGCTTCGGAGATACCGCCCATGGCCTCCATGGCGTCAGTTTTGGACATGGCCAGAAAACGCTCGCCCTGGATGACGTCGGGACTCTCGCCGTGGTCGTCGTCCATGCAATAGCCATCCCGCACCACGCGACGAATGACGGAGGTCGTCAGGAGCGCGCACGCCTGCTCGACCTCTTGCTCGTCCCGACAGAAGCGACGCTCGCCAGAACGCAGCTCGATCCGAAAAAAGCCGTGACCGAAGGTGCAGCCCGGCCTGTGGTTCACGTCGGAGTCACCGTCGAATCGGCACTCACGATGCTGTAGCCGCTGCCGCTCGAGCTCGCGCGGTAGTGCTGCAGCACGCCGTGTGTGCCCGTGACTACCACCACGCTATGGCTGAGGACCTGGGTCGGGTCGTTGACGTGGGTGCCATAGGCCGTCGTGGGGCCGATGTCGACGGACGAGTCGCTGAGGACCGACGTTGTCCAGGTGACCGTTGCCTGGCCCGCACCCGCCGTTGCGGAGAGGACCGTGAGGCCTGGCGGCGGCATCTGCTCGCCCGGCCGCGTACCAGCCCCCTGCGAGCCGTTGATGGCGTCCGGCGGCCAGGTGCCAGGCCGCGGCTGGCCGTTCTCGTTGCCGCGCCAGTCAACCGGGGTATGGGTCCACAGTCCGCCGGCGGCTCCTGTGCTTGGGGTGATCGGCATCGCTTGTGACTTTCTTGCTACGGCGCCGGCGGGGCGGCGGGCATGGCTCCGGAGTTGGCGGTAGCTTCGGTGGTGGCGACGCCCGAGGCGGGTGGTTCAAGTGAGCCTGGACTAACCACTTCTCGAAACGAGTCCGAATCGTCGAAGGTCTGCTCGCCCTCCACGGTGAAGCCCGCGGCCAGATACGCCTCGGCATTGGCCGCCGAGCCGACGAACGTGTCGCCGTCCGGGCGCTTGTATGTGAAAAACAGGTTGCCCGGCGGCGTGCCGAGCGGCGCGCCCTGTTCGGCCTGGGCCGCCTGCAGCCAGGCGCTTGCTTCTGCCATCGCTTAGCGTCTCCTTGCTTCGCGCATCGGGTCGTAGCCGCGACCGCGCGTCAACTTCGAATCGAGCTCTTCCATGCTCATGCTGGTCTCGACCCCAGCCAGGTTGGTATCGACGGCCGCCTTCGGTTCGGGTTTGATCGGCGGCAGGCGCATCTTGAGCCCGGTCTGCGCCTTGGCGTCCTCGAAGATTTCCTCCAGTTCGGCGGTGGAGCGCTCACTGAAGGGGTTGTCCTGGTCCTCGTCCAGCACGTACTGCGGCACGCGCTGGGCGATACGCCGAATCGCGGTGATCAACCCGGCACGTCGCTTCTGCTCGGCGATGACCCCTGGCCGAACCTCGTGGACCCATTCCCTGGCCTCGGGCGGGCGCAGGAAGACAAAGCCGAGGTCCTCGTACATCGTGCGGTTGTACGGGTCCGACTGGAGCTGGACGATGTCGCCGTCCGGTCGCCGATACCAGGCCAAGGGAAAGTTGTAGGTGAGCCCGGTGGTCGGACTGCCTGACGATGGTGCGGCTCGCTGCTCCAATCGCTCGAGCAGCGAGCCGCCCTGATCAACTTGTTGCGCCATGGCTTTTCCTTAGCCGATGCCCTTGGCCCAGACGCCGAACGTCGGACGCATCATCTGGTGGCCGTAGATCACCTCGCTGGCCAGCTTCCAGGTGAAAAAGTCGATGTCGTAGAACAGGTGCATCTTCGGGCTGCGCTGGACGATCAACGCCAGGGCTTCCCGCTGGAAGGCGAAGTTGTTGGCCTGGCCACCCGCCGGTTTCACCAGGTTGGTGGTGACGAACAGGTTCATGCCGTACATGTCGCCAAGGCTGCCCGTGACGGCCGGCTTGGGATTGCCGATGTACAGCGCGTTGGACCAGCGGTCGAGGCCGATCTTGTTCGCTTTCTCGGCCGGCGACATGATGAAGAAGCGATCGTCGGCCGGCGCGTCCGCGTCATCCAGGTACTGGTTCGAGCGGATGACGTCGACGTCGGCGAGCGCGGTGCCGAGCGTGCCAACCGTCTGGGTGAAGCCGGCCACGTCCGCGGCGAGCTTGGAGTCGATGTCGCGCGCGATGGCGTAGCCCATCTTCATCTGGTATTCGTTCTGCACGTCGACGATCGATTGGACCTTGACGATATCTTCAATGCCAACCGCCGCATAATCCCAAACGTTGAGCGTGATCGTTGTGGCAGTTTCAGCGACAGTTTCGTAGACAATAGCGGTATTCTCGGTTTTCGCCCTGGCAGCAACGTTACCGATCGATGCTACCTTGACCGACTTGCCTACACTGGCGTCGTCTTCATAACCGCGATTGACGCACTTGGCAAAGACGAGATTGGACTCTGTTGCTCGCAGTACCTGTTTGCTCCAGATGTCCGGCGAAAAGACGCCATCAGCGATAGTTTTGTCAACAAATTCGCTCGCGCCAGTGGCCACTTGTCCTAACTCCTATTCAGCGCTCTATTAGTGCTAGTTCCTAACAGAGAGATCAGCGCTGTTGCTGGCGGATGTCGATTCCGCGCTCCAGACGCACACGAACGCCGGGTCGCGGCCGGCCCT